TTTGCTTCGAGGATTCCGCAATTTTCAGAAAGGCAAGGCGTCTAGCCGAGTGTTTCTGAGCAGATTGATGGATAAAGTGGCGTAAGTTATTGATTCCTAAGGAGAAAAAAGTTTGCATTTTGGTACGAAAATGCTTGACTTTTAGGAACAGTGGCATTATACTATGCATATAGTTAGGAAAATGAGAAGAGGATATACATTATGAATGACCGTCAAACCCTTTTACAGGCACTTGCTAATTCAGACAATGATACTGGTGTCTTTGGTCGAGGTGAAGTATTGCAGATTGCTAAGTCTGTTGGACTCAAGCCCCCCAAATGGTTCTTTGAGGAAAACAAAATTGGTCGAGGCAAATATGTTATCGATATGGCTGGGCAAGTTGTTCCAATGCGAGCATCAACTGCTCCCATCAAACCCGAGCCGATTGTCACTATTCAGCCGCAAGAGGCTAAAATTTTGACTCAGGCTAAACTGTCAGTTGAGGTTGATAATCTCATTCCGACTGCTGACCCTACTTACATTCCTTTTGGCTTCAGTAAGGATCTGACTCAGATTATCAAGTCGGGTATCTTCTATCCAACTTTCATCTCAGGTCTATCAGGTAATGGTAAGACTACAATGGTTGAGCAGACCTGCGCTAAACTCAAGCGTGAGGCTCTCCGTGTCAACATCTCCATCGAGACTGATGAGGATGATTTGATCGGCGGCAACACCCTTGTCGATGGCAATGTGGTCTATCGTGAAGGTCCTGTACTGACCGCTATGAAGCGTGGTGCAGTGCTGATACTTGATGAGTTAGACCGTGGCTCTAACAAACTGATGTGCTTACAGGCTATTCTAGAGGGTAAGCCCTACTTCAATAAGAAGACAGGTGAGGTTGTTACTCCTGCTCCCGGCTTCAACATCATTGCAACGGCTAACACTAAAGGTCGAGGCTCTGATGATGGCAAGTTTATGTCTGCTCAGATTCTTGATGAGGCATTCCTTGAGCGTTTCGCTATCACGGTCGAGCAGGAGTATCCTAATGCGGCGAATGAGAAGAAAATCATTCTCGGCAAAATGGGTAAAGTCAATAAGGTCGATGAGGACTTTGCTGATAAGCTGGTCACTTGGGCTGAAATCATTCGCAAGACCTTCAAGGAAGGTGCGATTGATGAGTTGGTTTCTACTCGCCGTCTTGAACACATTGTCAATGCGTATGCAATGTTTGATGACCGACTCAAGGCTATCGAACTGTGTGTGAATCGATTTGATGAGGACACTAAGTCTGCATTCACTGAGTTGTACACTAAGGTTGATTCTGGTGCGACTCTGGAGTCACTTGATGCTGATGTTGAAGACTCAAGCGAGGTATCATACTAATGGCTAAGGTCGATTACAAATACAATGAGGGTCAGCTTATTGCTGACCTTCAAAAGTATGTTGATGCCACATATGGTGAGCATTATTCGGTAAACAAATTTCAAGCCACCGAGTTTATCATTGACGGTGGTCATGGTGAAGGTTTTTGCATTGGTAACATTATGAAGTATGCCCAACGATATGGGAAAAAGGAAGGTTACAATCGCAAAGACCTTATGAAGGTACTACATTATGCCTTGATTGCACTGCATGTGCATGATCTGGAACATCCAGAGGGCTAACCGGCTTGGGCGGCGGTGAGTGATTTCCTAACTATACTTCTCTCCTCGTTATTCACCGCCGCCCACTCTTTTATTATAAATAAGTATGTTCACACATATTTAGGAGAATACAAACATGGCAAAGATAGTTGAAATGTCTTATTTCCGAGACAGCATTTCAGACCCGTGGCCCGAGGGCAATACACCGAGAGCTGAAACATGGGAGTCTATCGTGCATGATATAATGAACACTTATAATGGTGTTCTTTCTGTTGAATTTTCTGAGGACAATCTTCAGAAGAATATTGTTCTGATGTTTCCTGATGAAACTAACCTTCCTGATGTTAAGGAGGCGTTTGAAGCAGGACTCAATCATAGTGCCGAAGAGAAGGCAGAGATTCAAGCTATGAAGGATGCTGGTAAATATCAAATGACCATTGTCGATGAATAACACTTGATTATTAGGAGCCTTATGTTACAATAAGGCTTCTTTCGTTTTAATATTATATTATGGAGCTACACTATGAAAATCTCTAAAGCTACTTTAGATGTATTGAAAAATTATGCTAGTATCAATACGAACATCTTGGTTCGTGAAGGCAACACACTAGCAACAATCAGCACAGGCAAAAATATCTTTTCCCGGGCAACGGTCGCTGAGACTTTTGATCGGGAGTTTGCTATCTATGACTTAAACAGCCTTCTTGCTCTCTTGACTCTAATGGAAGACACCGATGTAGAGTTTGGTGAAGAGAGCATCACTATCAGCAAGGATCGAAGTCAGTTTGAATACTATTATGCTGACCCAAGCATTGTAGTATCCGCCCCTGACAAAACCATTGAAGTAGATAATCACTACGGGTTTAACTTGTCTTCTCAAGATGTTCAGATGGTCATGAAAGCGGCGGCAATTGTCTCTGCTCCTATGCTGAGTGTTGTATCTAAGGGTGGTCAAGTTACTCTATCTGCAG